GGTCTTCCTTTTTACCCTTGGTATCTTCCGTTCTAAATATTGCCATTTTAATTTTTCCTATAAAATATTACAATTGTTAAGAGATAAGAAAGATTAATCGCTAAACATCCCGTCTACCATTCCAGCTAGGAAAGAATCAGATTGATTCTCCGTAGCGTCGCCTGATAAAACTCTTTTGCGTAGCTCTTTTTCCTTCTCACTAGTTTTAGCCTTTTTGTTCACAGGCTTAGTTGCCTTAACACTTTTAGTAGGAGCTTTTTTACGTTTTTGGACCGCAACTTTCTTGCTGTCTTTTAAAGATTTATAATCGTACATTAATGCAATAACTTTAGGATCTACAATGTTTGCAAACTCAGGAAAACCTAAGTCTTTTACTGCCCAGCTAACTACGGATTCGTAATCATCTTGCCAGCCTGGTAGATCGGTATCTAATGCTGCGATAGCTTGTTCTTTAGTCGCTTGTAATGTAGCTGCATCAGCTTGAGTCTTTTCAGAAATAGCTTCGTCATTAAGACGTGTAGCTTCTTTCTTTTTAGATTCAAGTTCTTTAGCTTTATTACGCCTTGCTTCTTGCCATTTAGGCAATTCGAACATATCGTCATCATTTATTAGTTGTTGTATTTTACGATCATACGCTTCTAGCTGTATTGCGTCACTATCAACTTCCTTAGCGAGCAATTCAGCATTTTGCGCTTTAAGCGTAGTAGCTTCTTCCGCAAGTACTTTAGCTTCTTTTAGCTGTGCACTGGCTTCAATGGATTTCTTGTTAGAGCTTTGAGCAGTTTGATAACCTTTGATAAGTTCAGCCATAGCCACAGTATACTCTTCGCCATCAACTTTAACTGGCACTTCATATTCCATGTCTAATTCTTCAATATCACTTTCCACTTCTTCAGAATCATCTGCATCTTTCTCAGTTTCTTCCTCTTCAGTTTCTGGGTCTTCATCACTACTTTCTTCTTCTAATAGTTCAGTCTCGGATGCCTCAGCTTCATCACTCTCTGCTGCTTCCTCCACTTCGTTATCAATATCTTCGCTGGATAGAACTTCTTTTGGTTCAACACCAAAAAACTCGTCCGCTAGACCTTCTAACATTACATCTTCATCAACCAAATTTACGTTAACATCCTGACCATTTGTTAGGGTAGTTTCTAAACTCTCTGACATAATATAATCCTCCTATAGATTATTCTTTACTTGGTAGCAGCTTTCTTAGTAGGCGCTGCTTCCTTATTAACCTTTTTAACATCCTGTTTCTTAGAATTACGCTCGACTATATCTTCAAGGCGTGCAATAAGAACTTGCACTGAAGTAAGTTTTTCGAGTAGTTGTCTAATAACGGGACCGTGCCCACCGCGGCCTGTTGCTCCGCGCATTTCACGTAGTATATTTCTTTTTTCTAACTTAAACATTTCCAAGTCACTTAGTGTAAACTCATCCATTTAGATCCTCCTGTTCTTTCTTGAATATTTCGTTATCGCCAGCAACTGCTAACGATTCTATTTCTTTCTTCACATCAGTTAATGCTACGACAGTATTATAAATAGTCTCTCGTAGTTCTGTTTGATGTGAACCTGTCTGGCTCCATGCCACCAAATATTTTTCTCTGACTTTCTCAAAGATTATGTTATAAGCCTTATTACTTATAATCATTTTGGCATGAGCTCCTAGTTCTATTTTATCCATTTGACCTCCGTTTCATGAATTAATTACCAATCTTAGTAGGTTTGCCTGTTTGTATTTCTAAGGCAATCTCTGCTTTGTCTTTAGCAACCATGTGCTCAAACTTAGCTCTATCAAGTTCCATATCAGCTTGCTTCTTTTGAATATCAGCCATCTGCTTTTGCAAAGTCAGCATAAGTTTTTGTTGTTCTACCTCATGCTCTTTCTGTGCTTCAGCACTTGCTGCTTGTTGTTGTTGAGCTACAGCTTGTGCTTGCTGTTGACCCTGTGGTGTTGATGGATCAACAATAAAGTCAGTCCAATTTTCGACACCAATAGAATCCATTAGTTGCTTAGCAATATTAAACCCTGAAGCAGGATTAATAATACTTTTAGTTTCCGGGGCTTGATACAGCATTGGCATAACTTGTGTAGCTAGCAGCATCATGTTTTCTTGTGTGTTGGCTTTGCTATTAGGACCAACATCTATGTCAACTGTTACATTTTCAATAGGCATCATATCTTTGGATGTAACACCGTAATATGAAAAGTCTTTCATAATAGCATCTGCATTATCTAGTATTAAACTATAAACACCACGACACAAGTCTTTAAAACCAGTTTCAGCAAATCTACGTGCCACATACGCAATACGTTTTTGTGAAGCTGCTTGTACTTGAGCCACTTTACCCGCAGAGTTTCCAGAATCAAATAATTTCTCATTAACTCCTTGCGCTGCGCGCGTCATACCACTTGCTTGTTCTTTCTCATTGTTCATAAATTCTAGCAAAGAGAATGTCGAAGGTGACAGAGAATCCGGGGTAAGCGGTTGCACTGCGGCAATCGGACTACCATTGGTAGGGATAATTTGGTGAGGCTCGGGACTCTGAAGCGCACGGAAATCTACCGTGTTGGGATCTGCAAGAACTCGACCATAATTTGTCAAGTATACATTTTCTACCATGCCTCGAGTAATAGCCGTTTTGATTTCTGTAGCTGATCGAGTCACGTCTGCTATAGACAACCCGTAGAAGGCATATGGAATTTCGATAGGATTTAAATTAGCTAAGGGTATACTATCAGCATACTCTTCTAACAAAATCTCGCTACCGGCCACTATGAACCTCTTCAACTCAGAAATGCCATCACCATCTCTGTCAATCTTCATCCAGACTTCACTAACCGTAATTTCTCGGTTTGAAGCTCCTAGGATATCATCCTCTTCTCCTACCCAAACGCCATTGACTGATTGTCTATGTGCGTCTTCGCCGTAGTTACCTTTAAGACCCGCAAAAGACTCTCCGCCTTCTGTTGCCAAATCATCTGGTACATCAAATCCTTGCGCGCGAAGGTCAGATAAAGACACTTCGGTTTGGATTCCTACAAATTTAGAATTAGCTATTGATGTAGCTGTTCGATTAATCATGAACGATTCAGGTGGAATATTTTCTAGCTCTATTTTGGACGTGTCTATTTTTCGTCTAATTTTGGCTAGCTCGTAGTATTCAACCTCTTCGCCTTCAACCATTTCTGAAGCTGTTACCAGCTCGATAATTTCTACATCATCTTCCGCGGTTATAACATCAAGTTGTGCTGAAGTTAAATTTTCGTATTCCTCTACTTTATACTCAGAAGACTCTACCCACTTCCAACGAATAGTCGAATTTTTAAAGAGTAAAGCACTCTTAATCCACGTATTTAGCTCTACCCAACCATTATTCTTAACAAAGATACAATGGTTAGTAATATCGGAGGCTATGCCTGCAGCTTTGGACTGTGTTGGGTCCATTGCGTTGAATTTAGCTATTTTTCCGTTGCTTAGCATCAATTCTGAGATAACTGCTAAATATGAATCTACAATTTCTACAGTATCTGATGATACAACTTTAGAAACCCCCATTGGCGCTAACCTGCCTCTTGGCTGTTGGGTGTAGTAGTGAATAGCCTCTTCTCTTGCTTCTGATATTTCAGAACCATCAGAGAATGACCCTACTGACTGATGAATAGCATCGTTGATGATACCCGTCAGCTCTTCATCCGTTATTTTGTTAATATTTTTCGACATAGTGTCTCCTAAATCCAATTGTGGTTAGTTTCTGGTATATACATATTACCAAATCCTACCCTATCATTTGTTAACTTATCAATGTGTGTTCGGTAAACTTCGCAAGCAATAGCCAAAGCCATTACTGAATCATCAAAGCATCCAGGGCCTGCGCCAGTTGAACCTCTATCATCAGATAAGTAATCTTTTAATTCTTGAGTAATTATTGAAGATTTAATATCTAATTCTTCTTCAAATAACCAATTCTTTAAGTTGCCTATGATAGCGGGTTTAGATGCACTAGTTGTTCTAAAGCCTAACCTTATTCCCTCTTCATTTGATATGTTAGCAATCTTTGTTTGAAAGTACATGTTAACGTAACTCATATCTTTCAGCTTCTGAAGAGTAGCTACGCCCATTGAATTAGATTCAACAGCCAAAAGTGCATTATTAAAATAGCGCCCTAAATAAAATAGCTCCTTGCCAAAAGCAGCAGGGTCTATTCTGTTATTACGGTACAAACCTACTACTTCTCTTTTTGAGTTCATAACTATGGCAGCACTATAATCTTGTCCTACCCCAAGAGCAACGTCAGCTCCAATAATATATTTCTCTTTGAAAGTAGGGGCCTCCCATATTTCAAGGTGTCCTTCTCTCTGTTCATCCCAGGACATCATCTTAGGATTAAAACTTCTTATACTTGCAGCGGATTCAACTTTTAATTTTTCAATTTTTTCAATATCAAATACATTAGCACCTGACACCTGGAATGCTTCTTCAGAGGTTGCAGGGTACTCCTGAGCAAACTTCTTTGCACCAGATTCACCAATCTTCATTCGTCTCCAATAAAGTTGGTCATTAGTCAAATTATATAATTCGGATAATGCTTCTTCTTCTTTGGTCCTCACAAAATTTTCTGAGGCTTCCATAGTATATTCTAATGTCATATGCCAAGGTAAGAATACCGGGACATAGTCATTTAAACCTTGCTCTGCTTTCTTCCACATTTCGTAGAAAGAGCCAGAGGCGCCATTAGCTGTGGATTCTAAGATTATTTCAGTGCCATCAGCACTAGAAACACCCTGGAACAACCCAGCTAAAATCTTTTCTTGATTTTGCCAAAACGCTACTTCAGAACAATGCAGAATTGTTGGAGTTGTGCCACGCCCAGCTTCCGGTGAACCTGCTGTATACAATCTAAATCCTGAGTCATTATGCGCAAACTTAATTTCTTTCGCGTTAGATTTAACTAGCTCAGGAGCCGTGTCATCCGGCATTCTTTCAATAAATTGCTTGCTCATTGTAAATAAAGCATCAGATGTTGCACTGTCATGCGCTAGCACTACTGATCGAGTGTAAGGAGTATATAAAGTCTTCCAAAATACTCTTCCGGCTGTATATGTAGATATACCTTGCTGGCGAGCTTTAAGAATTAATACTCTTACTCTACCTTTTTTCTTTAACTGTTTTTCAACAGCATCATGTATCTTTTGTTGCGCTTGATTAAATTTAAAAGGTATATAACCTTGCGCGGCGTCTTTAGTTATTATTTTTAATCTATCTTCTGAGAACTTTTTAAAGTCAGCTTTATATTTTAAGTCCTTCTTTTTTTCAGCAATAGCTCTGCGTATTTCTATTTCTTTTGCCAACTTTACTTTATATTCTCTACTATCCTTATTCATAATTACCCTCCAGCTCATATGATAATGGTTTTAAATTAGGTGGTTGGTTACTCAGGCTGATGCCAACCGTCACCGTTCGGAGGGACCCAAGTTTTTAGCTACTTAGACAATTCATTCGTTATGTCTTTGTCTAGTAATTTCCAGATTATGCCAGCAGCAATGATACCTGCTAGTCCAGCGTTACCCAATGTCCATACTATATTAAGTATAGAACTAATTACATCTCCTGTTAAGAAAGCTACCTTTGATCCAAAAATAACTTGTAGTATAATCGACAAGCTTATTAGTTTTATACCAACGTCTATTGCACCGTCAGCTCCGTTCTTAATTTTTTCTAGCATATTAACTCCTTTTGATTAAAAATTCTCCGGTCTAGTCTCCTAACCCCCGAGTTTTCTTTTATTTAAAAAATTCCACAGTAACGTGTGCTAACCCTGTAGCATTCAGTTTAATTGTAGGAATTGATCTAATGTGCTTAATACCTGGATTAAGAACAGAAACAGATGAAGCAGAAGCTGCAGTGTTACCTGGCACAGCTACTGTCGATCCGTTAAATGTAGCATAAAAATTTGCATCAGAAGTAAACTTAGCAAATATAGCTCCAGCTGGAACTGTGATAGATTGCTCAGCAGGTGATGCTGGAATTACCACACTCCACGCTGAATCACTTGCGGGTGTTACTTCTGGATATGCATTTGAAGATACATCGGTTAAAAGTAAGTTAATCATTTTTTGTCTCCAAAATATTTATTGTAAAAAGGCGTTAATTGCTTTCTAAATGCAAAAGCTGCCACTGCTGCGAATATAATAAAACCTATTATGTTCTCCATGTTACGCTCCTAAATGTTTAAAAAATCGTTTAAAGTATTCTGGATCATCATCTCTTGATTTGTCCGAACCTTCACCCCATCTCCAATACTTAATCATATTCTCGAGGGGTTTGTCTGTTGTTTTGGCCTTAGCCCATAAATCATCCATAATTGCTTTAGATAATTTTGAGTAGCCTTCTTGGTCAGCTTCAGTGGACATGCCACCTGAGCCACCGTAATCGTAGTCTGGGTTAAAGTGAGGTATCTTACCTTTGTTATTGCCGTGCTCTGCAAACTTTCTAGCATTCATTAGATACCTGTTAGCAAAATCTTTGTCCCCAATTACCTCTGGTTTATTTAATAAGTAATTCTTTACTAAATTTCCAGTTAATTGTACAGGGCCAAATGCGGTTGAGCCACCTTCAGCTTCTCTAAATGTAGTTCTTATCCAGGGATTATCAAAGGCTTCTGTCTCGGCCCCACTAAAAGCTTTATACAAATTTTCTATTCCCATACTATCTTCTGGAGGATTAGACAATGCGCCAGGGTTTGCCCCTGCTCTTGATAGTATTGCCATAAAAACTCCTAATAATAATATGTTAATTTTTTTCATTTGCGTGTGTTGCTTCCGTTGCGGTAGCGAGTCACTAGCCCATTTGGCTTATGATCCACAAGTCGTAGTATTTTTTCGTTATATACATGAAGCACACCACGATCATCTTCAATGACTAATCTTATTGCGCCACTTAGTTTTTCAAATACTGAAACAACATGGCCTACAAATGTATAGTCCCCACCCACTTTTTCTACCAGGTCCCCTACTTTATACATAATTATTCTTCTTCCTCAGATTTGTCAAAGTTACTACCCTCTACCTGTGCGTTAACTTCAGGTGGATCTAAGTCTTCTGGATCTATATCAGTAACACCAGCTAACTCGGCTTCTAATTCTTCAATAGTCATCTCAGACACTTGAGTAATCCTTGAGTCTACTTCTTGTCTAATCTTCTTACCTTCCGAATATTCTCTTTCTTCCGCAACAGCTTTGTATGCTCTATCGTACTTAGTCATATCTGTTGGGTCATTAGCATAAATAGCAAAAGCCGTATTTTTTAAAGCCTCAAACATTTCTGTGTTATCTAAAGAATCTACTAACTCAGCTAGCTCTGGATCTTCTTGCATCCATTTCATAACTTGTAAATCTCTTTTTAATTTACCTTTTGCCCCTAGGGCTCCTACTGGCCTTCCTTTTGGATTACCACTTTGCCCAGACTTCCAGGATTTTAAATTCTCTGCACCTCTATGGGGTTTCCCATTACGTCTATCTATCGGTGTCTTGTTATTAGCATCTGCCATAGTTACCTCCCGTATATGCAAATAGTAGTTTGTTGAATGAACCCTTAAGGACCCACAGTGGTTATCCCCACGGGGTAGCCATATAGGCCACAGTTACCTATGTTATCCATACTAAAGATACTAGGTATCCTAAAAGGGTAAGGGGTTACCCAAATATCCTTAGTGTATCCTTAATGTATCCTTAATGTATCCTTAGTGTATCCTTAATGTATCCTTAGTGTATCAACATAGATTAGCTTAACCCTTTAAACCACCCCTTACCCTTCCAGTGTTACCTTAGCAGTATCTTACAAGTTATACCTTTATGGCAGGTATAGACCAAACTGAGTCAATTATGTTCTCAGTAGCTGAGTTTAAGCTAAATACGTTGTTACTTTACATATAGTGATACATAATTAGCCCACTTTTTTTATATATTTAAATATGGGTTAGTATAAGGCTTAAGGGGCTCTATGGCACCACCTTAACCTGACATAAGGATTGTGAATAATTTGTATATATATAATGTACCCGTGTTTTATTTGTACACCCCCTAGAACCACAGGGGTGCCACGGTAGTCATCATGTCTCCATATTTGCCCATATGGCTCATATTATCCACCACAGAGGTTATCAGTGGGTCAATAGTAGTTCACTGTGGTCACCTTGGCCTCAGTGACCCACCATTGGCTAAGCCACCATGTGTCCACTATGGCCTATATTAGTTCAATGTGGTTTTAGTATAGCTAATTCGATATAGTGAGCTATATAAGGATATATGAGACAAATAGGCCACTGAGGCCATATTGTCAATATTAATTCGAACTAACAAAAGCTAACTTGTTAGACTTAATATTTATAAAGTTATACGGATGTATAGATAAGAATTAATTAATAATAGTGGAGTTGATAATGACTAAGACAAGAATGATAGTAACATTTCATCAGTTTTTATTTAAGAAGTTTAATAAAAATAAAATTGATATTGTTAAAGAAACAGATTATTTTGAATTTAAAGAAATACAAGCGTCATACAAACTTAAAATTGATTGGTTTAGAACTGAGCACCAAAACTTTAATACTGGTAGTTACAAAGTTAGAGGTGAAAAATCTGACATTATTAAGTTTATGAAAGCTGAATGTGGTTGGTCAAAATCTAATCTTGAAGAATATTTTAAGACAAGATACGCTTCACAAGTATAGATAAGAATTAAATAATCGTTGCTCATTAGAAATAGTGGGCAATTGTGATTTAATTAAAAGAGAGGTATTAAGATGGTAACAATTGATGTTGATTATATAGGTGACAAAAAAGATGCCAAACATGAGAGTGAAATGTTTGGGATTAAGATTAAACTAAATAAAGATTATGACCAAGCTGATGTTAGTGGCTCAAAAACCAATGTTCTTAATTGGCTAATGGATGTTCATCATAGTGGTGAAAGTGAAGAAGAATTAATTGAATTATATGATATTTAGTAATTAAATAACTATTGCCTATTAGAGATAGTGGGCAATGTTGATTTAATTAGATGGAGATAAAAATGATGGAATATATAATAGTTTCATTAGTGTCAATAATTACTATTGTTGGTTTTACTGGAATAGTAATGTTTATAGTTCATAAATAAGTTATACGGATGTATAAGTAAGAGAATTAAGTTCACACAATAAACCTTAAAATATGGGGGTGAGTGAGACTATGTCAGGAACTTAGTTCTTTTGCTTTAATTTAAATAGTTTAAAGATATAGTAATTCAGAAAGTTAATATTAAGACAATGTTATTAAGAATTATAAGGAATAGTATTAGATTGATTAGTATGCACTTATTTATTAAGGACAATATTAATGGCTATACTTCTTACTTATATATTAATGCTAAGTCTCTTATTTCAATAACTAGTATGGAATACTATATCTTTAAGCAATTTAATAATGGAGAAAAGAATGAATTTACAAGAAACTATTGAATGGGTAGAGCATTATGGAGTTCAAGGTTTAAACATTCCAAGTAATTGGATTGATACATTTTGGAAGAATGATGCCATGTACTCATATGAACTTGGGAATTGTCGAGTTTGGATTGATTGTGTCGACCACACTAAATCTGAATTGGGTTATGACCTACCAAAAGAAGAATATGAAAGATTTCATGTTGTCACTTCTGATGCTTATAACGAAGAAAATGATGCCGACCATTATAGTGATGAGGTGTTGTTGTCTTCTAATAACCTTCAAGAAATAATTGACTTTGTAAGTGAAAAGGCATTTATTGACATGAAATAACGATCGAATAGTTATACGGATGTATAAGTAAGGAATAATTGAATAATTATTGCCCATTAGAAATAGTGGGTAATGTTGATTTAATTAATGGAGAGACAAATGAATAAGTTAATGAGACTTACTGAAGAACAAATGATTGAGATTATTAACAATAAAGATATTCACAATTGTAGTGAAGGACAAAAAGAGCAAATATTAGACTTTGCTTTTGGCCCTTTGTATGTTGCCAGTGAAGACAAGAGTAAAAAAGTTAAATATGACAACAATAACAAATAATTGAATAACTATTACCCATTAGAAATAGTGGGTAATGTTGATTTAATTAATGGAGAGACAAATGACTACTGAAAAAAGCACAAATGCAATTAACATCTTTGGTGTTGATAAAATTATTAAAATAGGTAAGATGTTTGAAGAGGAAGGAATGGAGTTTAAGTCTTTATTTATTAAAGAAAGTGATGTAAAAATGGTTAAGAAAGAATTAGACATTCATTGTTCAGATATAGACAAGGGAAGCAATACAGTTGCTTTTGTTATGGTTCAAAACGAAGACAAATTCCACAGAATGTGGTTTAAGTTGGTTAGTTGGAATCAAGAAGAGTTTAAAAGCTGGAAATTGATAAGAGAAGATATTGAATACAAGTAATTGAATAACTATTACCCATTAGAGATAGTGGGTAATGTTGATTTAATTAATGGAGAAAAGAATGGAAGAATTTAATTTATTAGAGAGCTTAGAAGATTTAGTTGACCAATTAGGAAGAGGAAAGATTTCTGAAGAGAATGTTTATATAACTCTTGAGGCTTTGGTTAATTTTAATAACGACGGAGAAGAAGGATGACAAAAACAGAAATAGAAAATATAGTTCAAAAAGTAAACCAAGAAAAGCTAAAAGAACACACAGAAATGAGAAAACTTTTAGTTGAAATTATTAGAACTTTAGATGATGAATATTTTAAAGAAGTTCAAAGTACTAAAAATTCTATTGGTTTAATTCGATCAAAAATAGATAAGTTAATTAATTAAAACGAAACTCCTTCGGGAGTCTTATACCAAAGCCGAAGGTATAACTGATGAGATGGCTAAAAGTTATGCGGATGTATAAGTAAGATAACTTTAAGGAGTAATATATGAGTTTTACATTTACAACAGAAGTAACAAAGAAACAATTTGAAGATTACTTATTCAACTTAAATGATGGATGTGTGATGGGGTATAGAAAACTCAAAGAGAATGGAGCAACACTCCACCTTTACTATGATGGCTTTAGTCACATAGGAACTTGGCAAAGTCCAGGGCATGGAGTTATATTTGAAAAGATTTTGTTTGATTTAGCTGATGAACAAACACAAGCTTCAAGAGTTGTTAACAAGAATGGACAATTAATGTTTAAAGAAGGAGTGAATGTATGAAATTAAATGAACAAGAAATGATGAGCATTGTTGAAAAATCAAAAAGACTTAAAACAAATTTTAGAGAACAATGCAAAACAGACCAGGAATTCATTCAAGTAATGAATTTTATGTACAAACCTAAAGAAATTAAAAATGATTTTGATGAATTAGATGAGATTACAAATCTTAATAATGATTTACATAGTTAAAACGAAACTCCTCAGAACTGGGGAGTCTTATGCTACCACTGAAGGCATAACTGATGAGATAGTGGACAAGAATTTAATATAAATGGAGATACAAATGGACAAAATTAAAATAGAAAAGCTAAAAACTGGGTTTAATAATTACAGATTTGACTACATTACAAGTTTTAATGAAGATTCAGGGGATGTTAGATACACTTATTTAAGTTTGAGCCCTGGTCGTTTGTATTATGTAGTTGAATCTGAAGGGGTTAAAACCAAATATTATAAAAGATTTACAGATGCAATCAATTATTTTGAGAAAAGAGCCGAAAATGATGAAACTTGGATAGATTTAAGTGACTATATGCCCCAGAAATTTGGTGCTTTAGAAACAAATATTTCTATTGAGGATTTAGATTGGCTTGAGCTAGAAGATTTAAAAAGAATTGAGTACTAAACGAAACTCCTTCGGGAGTCTTATGCCGGTCGAGAAGGTATAACTGATGAGATTCGACAAGTCTAGAAAAGACTTAAAACTATTCCAATCTATGGGACGCGCGTTAGAGGATATGAGTATGGAGATTCACTAAGTCCACTTAATATGAAAGTATTAGGGAAGGAGAGAGTGGTGTTATTGAAGAAGTACAGAGGGCAAAAGAGGCAAATGCTTAAAGTGCGCCTAAGTTCGGGTTTATTGAGATATAAATCACGACCGCACGAAGCCATCAAATATCTGAGCAACGGAAAGGGGAGAGTTAACTCGACAAATCTTCGAAGATGAACCTTTCCGAGTCCCACCAATTAAAAGTTACGCGGATGTATAAGTAAGTCAATTTAACTATAACGGAGATAAAAATGGTATATGTAGAATTAACAGAAAGTCAAATGATTCAAGACCTTACAAGTGATGACAATGCAAGCTGGACTTATAATCAAGCTGAAGCTATTGCTAATTTCTTTATAGAAATGTATGGAGATGACGGAAGTTTTGAGTGGGACCCAGTTGGAATTCGTTGCGAATTTTCTGGCTATAACTCGATCGAAGAAGCTGAAGACGAATACATGTTGGAATCAGGTGATACACTTGAAAACAATACTTTAGTTTTATTTGCTATGGATGGAGAAGTTGTTGTTCAAGATTTTTAAACGAAACTCCCTTAATTGGGAGTCATATGTTAGGGTTGAAAACATATCTGATGAGATAACCCAAAAGAATTTAATAATAACCAGAGGAAATTAAATGACTGACCAAGAAAAGCTAGAAAACGCAAAAGAAACTAGAGTTTTAGTGCAAAATGCTACAGACACTGCTTATTTGGATGTGGTATCACATTCGATTGGTAATGGTTTTATAGAACCATACGAATGTGCTGACGTGATAAATTGTTTTGGTGTGGACCCTGAGATTTTAAGGGAATATACTCTTGAAATTTATAATGATGAAGATACTGAGTTGTATTTTGCTAATTTATGGGCAGAGCTTGACTTAGTTTGTGATTTATGTGAAGAAGAAACAGATATAGGCCACGAATGCCAAAATACAGAATGTGAGGCTTGTGGGGAAGATTATAAAGAAGAAGAATAAAATTGAAACCCCTTTAATTAGGGGTCTAATGCTAGGCTTTAGGCATTACTGATGAGAAGCCAATTGATTTAATTAACAAAAAGGGAAATATGACAAAAACACAAGAAAATAAAGCATACAAAAAATTAGGCAAAATTTGTACTGACGCGCTTAATAATATAATTGCTACAAAAAACAGTAAAAATAAACAAAAAGTGTTAAAAAATGAACGCAAATGATATAATAATGACAATTTCTCATTTAATTGTGGGAATAATTATATTTGTAACCGTAAAAATGGTTGCAATTCATTTAATCTAAGGAAAAATATGAAAAAATTAGCAGTTAAATACGTAAAAGAAGACGCAATAATTACTATGCCTATTGAAAACTATAGGAAAATGTGCGGGTATTTTAATACATTTAATGACGCAATGCACGAAGTGGGTGAAACCATGGACTTTCGTTTAAGCGAAGTGCAGGCCATGGATTATTTAAGATATTCATTGGGACATAATTTAGGATTTGAAAAAACTACAGAAAATCATTGGAGTGATTACAAAATTCTTGATAAAAATATAAAATAAACGGAGAAACAAAAAATGAATATATTTTATTTTGATAAAGACCCTGTTGAAGCCGCAAAAGTCCAGCCTGATAAAATGTTGGTTAAGATGGTGCTAGAAACCGCACAAATGCTGTCTGGGGCTCATCGTGAGCTTGATGGGGACGCTTATGCTGATGAGCATAGCTTGTATAAGTCAACTCATAAAAATCATCCATGTTCGATCTGGGTTAGAAAATCCAAAGAAAATTATGAATGGTTATACAAGCATTTTATAGCTTTATCTGAGGAATATACAGAACGTTATGAAAGAATGCATTTGAGTTACACAAAACTTAAAGATGCGCTCTGGCAAACGCCTTTTAATATTCCAGGAGGTCAAATGACTCCAATTGCTCAATGCATGCCAGATGAATATAAACATAAAAATCCAATAACAGCTTATCGTCGTTATTGTGTTTATGAAAAACATTATGCTGAGTGGAATATAATGCCAGAACGAAAGCCAAAATGGTGGCACAAAGATAAGTAACTAATTAAGTATCACTATATGCATAGAAGAACGAAACGCCTTCGGGCGTCTTAGAACAGAGCTGAAGTTCTAACTGATGAGATAGCTCAAGAATTTAAAACGGAGATGTTATGGACGAGATAAAAGTTAAATGGAACGAAAATAGATTAGCAGATAAACCCACTAATGGCTTAGATGCGCTAATATTTCAAATAGAAAATTGGGGTAAAGACAGAAAAATAACAATAAATGGAAATCCAATAACTCAAGCAATTAAAACGTTAGAGGAAACTCATGAATTGTTAGAAGCTGTTAATC